ATACGTGATTCTTTGTCCGTACCCGTCTCCGAACTGCACGTTGCGGACAGACGGCTGGCTGCGCTTGCTTGCGCCGACCAGCGGGTCGTAAGAGGGGAAAGTAGCCATTAGCGGGTAAGAAGTCCTCCGGGTCGCTTCTGTTTAATCAATTCTGCCTGTACTGCCGCTCCAATCAAGCGCCCAAGTTGATCGGCCCGACTATTGTCGCCTTGAACTGCAGTGCCTTTAGCGTCAACGTTGACCACAACATTACCGACCTCACCAGAACTCTCAACCCCCAGCCTGCCGCCCGGCCCACGCTTAAGCGGAAGTATCGCCTCAGGGCCTGCTTCTCCCATAAGCCCGAAGCGCCCTGCCCCGCCATCGCCATAAGCAAACATTGTTGGCTTGTTAACAATGCCGCCTTTGGCGTAAGGGATAATTTTGTTTTTTGCGAATGCTCCGCCATCAGCAAACAGTTTTTGCCCAAAGCCGCCGCTTATCGCAGCACCTTTGCCAGGCGCACCACCGCCGATAGCGAAAGTACGTGCGATGCCTAGCGCTATGTATTGAGCGATCATTTGTTGTGCTGTTTGTAGCAGCATCTTCGCAATGTTGTTCAAGAAATTAGCAAAGGCTTGTTCTGCTGTTTTCGTCCCTTCGACAATTCCGGTAATTCCGTCAAGCAACCCGCTTGCAAATGCGTCCGCGAATGGCTTGGCCGCTTCGAGCGTTTGGTTAAATCTAAGTTGAGCTTGCTCGGCCTGATCAAGCTGTTCCAGCAATTGAACACGCAACTGCAACTGTTCTCTAAGCCGATCTCTTTCGTCACTTGCCGCAAGTATTTGCGAGTCTGTGCTATTGACACTATCAATTATAGTACGCTGTTTCTCTATAAGATTATTATATTTAGTGGTTGCATCATTCAACCTTTGCGTCTGAGCAACGCGCAAAGTTAATTGTTCGTCTAGCCGTTTATCCCCCGTTGGGCGCAAATTAGCGGCTTTTATTTGCCTGTTTATATCGGTATTTATGCCCGAAAGAGTTTGTTTTTGAGTTAAGTCAAGTAGTTCTTTTTCAAGAGCTATTGAGTTTAAGCGCAAATTGTTTTGCTCTTTAAACAGCTCGTTTTGAGCTATAAGCGTTTTCAGTCGTGAATCGTACAGCTTATTTATTAACTCTTCGTCGCCTGGATACTTGCTCGCAGCAAGTGCTTGCTGCCTT